TCTGGTGTTTGTTCTGCAATTGCTTCTGCAATTAAGGCAGTAGCATCAACAGTTGAATCTGCTTCGACAGACTTTTCTGTGCCAAGATCAATCATTTCGGCGGTAGTTACATCGGTGCGACCATGAGCATCGCCGGGTGTATCGCATCCGCACTCTAAGCATTTAACAGATTTTTCTTTCATGGTGTCTGTATGACCAGCACACATTTTTGAGTCGCAACCCTTACATGATTTGCAACCAGCACAATCGCAACCAGCGGTTGAATCGGCTTCTTTAACTGTTTCTGCCTCGGCAGAAAGTTCAATATCTGACATAGGTGCTGCTTCTCCTTCTTGAACTTCGCCTTGATACCAAGCCATAAGGTGATTAGCAACCTCAATAAGTTGGTTAAGCGAATAGGTTTCATCACTTGAAGCAGCCATCTCGCCAGCCTCAACAATAATAAGTTGAGCAATAGCGCGGCGAGCCGCATCAAATGAATCTTGATCAAATTTCACGGTGTCGCTTGTCAAAGACTTAGCCAATTCCGTGATTTGCTTAATTGTTTCCATCTTTGACCCTTTCTCGGTCTTGATATTCTTAAACACTTCGCTAGGCAAGGGAGCTTTGAATTCGTGCATTTCCTCAACCCGAACAAGAGTGCTTTCTCCATCAACCGATTTAGCCAAAATCAACTTAGCGTTGGGATTGGCAGGGCGATCTACTAGAGAAACTTCGATAATTGAACCGTCAATGATTCGACCATTAACGGCTTTGGTGTCGCGTACTACGCGAGGTGCTTTGATGCCTACTGAGAATCCGCGATAAACTTGAGTCTGAACTTTTTTAACTGCCAATGGGTCAACAACATGAACACCAATAATATGCTTGCCGTTCTTATTTTCATATTCTTTTGCTACTCCTGCTGCGTTAGGGCCGTGCATTTCACGAACATTTCCACCGGATGTAAACCAATCTGGCATAGCCTTTTCAAGCCAAGCAGGATCGCAAATTTGCTGATCAAGGTCTAGTGAGTCATCTGTAGCGTTGCCATAGACCATAAGCGTTCCATCTTCATTCTCGTCATATTTGAGAATAGTGGCATAAGCGGTAGTAAAGTCTTTTTCCATGTGTATCTCCTTAAACCGATGCGGTTACTACAACAAGTCCTGCGCCAGTACCAGCAACAGATATGGCGTAAATTTGATCTCCACCATTGCACCAAAGCTGACGGCTTGCATTTGCGGCAAGTTTGATTCCCTGAGTTGCTCCTGTTGCGGTAATACCAGCATCACCAATCCAAATAGCGGCGGTATCAAGATTGTCAATATAAACGGGAACATTCTGACGGTTTCCTGCTGGAACAGTAAAGACAATTTGAGCAGTTGTGCCTACTGTGTTATTGGCTTGGATTAGTGCCATTGTTTTTCTCCTAGAGGTTTGATGTATCTATATAAGGTGCAAGATCGCACATACAATTTGGGTGAGCAGGTGGCTCGGTATCCCCTGTTGGGAAAGTTTCATCAATGCCGATAGGGGAAGCATCGGCGTTTTCTTTACAATCATCGCAACCCTCTGCGACTAACCATTCAACTTGAGTAACCCCTGAATCTTGATAAAGGTTTCGAGAGGCAACAGATACGGCTCGGCTCATTTCGGTTTGAGCAATAATAAGAGCTTGTTGAGGATCGTTAATAACTTGATCTACCATAATTGAAACTTCTTTAGGCGTAATACCTGATTCAAGGGCTTTGCTTAAAACAGTTCCAATGCGATCAAGTTTTGTATTGCTTACGCCATCAATTACTAAACCTCTGCGATCTAGTAAACTTTGCAATCCACCCGAAGGTTTAATTAAAGCGGAAGCGGATTCATTACCGGGCTTCCAAGTTGCCCAATCTGTAACTGGCGCAATTGTTGGGCTGATAGTAATTGATTTGTCAATTTGTCCAATGAGAAGGGTTTGCGCTACTGCCTGACCTAATACCCATCCATCGGCATATAAAGGCTTTAGAGAGGCAATTAAGGCCGTTTTATCGGGTGTTATATGGGTGTTAGCCCAATCACGGGATTGCTGAGTTGTTACTTCTGTCTGCCCTAAATGAGCCGCAAAAAAAGTAGCAACAATGTCATCTGCGTTAAACGCCCTTTTGAATCCTTTTTGAATTTGGTCAGCGTGTTTTGCAGCAAGGCGGATAGTCGTGCCATGCCATTCCATTACAACCCCAAATAGCGTTCGGCGTACCAGCGAGCGCCGTCAATATCTTTGGCATCAATGAACTTATTAAGAACCTCGGCATAAGATTTTTCTAAATGCTCAAAGTTAAAAGAACGATCAGGTGTAACTCTGTTAATCCAACGAACAAATTTAGCAACTTCTTGTTGGGCAGGAGTAGCAGGAGTTTCGGCAGGAGTTTCAACAGGTTCTTCTATTTCATTGCCGTTTTCATCAAGATTAGTTCCAGCGGCAACCATTCCATCTGGGCCAAATAGATAAACAGATTGTCCGGCTACAAAAATAGGCATATCGGCTTCAGGTGTATCAAGAAGTGGCATACCGCGAGAGGCGCGATCTTCATTTAAACTATTTCCACCGTTACGAATTCTAAGATCGTCACGCTTTGCTTTTTCTTCATTATCTGTTTGATCGCTAGGCGCTAAACGAAATTCTAGTTCGCGTGGCATACCTAACCAACGATAAGAAAGGGCTGAAAGTTGTTGTGAAAGCCATTTAGCCGTAGGAATAATTCCAATTGCTTCTGCGGCTTCTTTCTCGCCTTGTTGATGTCCTGAACCGCCTAGTCCTGCCTTAGAAGAATATCCAAGTTCGGTAGGAAGAACGCCAAAATGTCCGGTAATTGAAGTAATGAGGTAATCATCTAAACGATCTGAAAATTTCTCACTATAGCCTTCTTCAAATTTAAGTTGTCCACCCGGAACAAGAAGGCGCATACGATTTCTTTGCTCAGTCTGTCCTGATAGATCATCGTTGTAAATAGCTTCATAGGCGCGAATTTGATCGGGAGTCATTGTTGCCGACTCTGGCAATTCCATCCAAGATTTAGGCATTACGCCATCAGTAAATTCAGCTTTAATCCATTGCTGACGGCGAAGATAAATATCTGCCATAGGTAAAGCGCGTTCAACCGGTGAGTATCCCCAAATTGAGTTAGCCCTACGATTGCGAACTAAGTAGGCAAGTTCATCGCTACTAAATTCTCCATCGGCTGCTTCATCATCTACGGTTGCATGAAATTCAGAGCGTGGGAATCCAAAAAGAATCTGTTGATAAGCAGGGCCAACTAAAGGATCAGGGCGCATACCGCGATCATCTAAAAGAGGCTTGATAGTTGAACCATCAAGAATCTGCAAACCACGAATTTCGCCATTAGCCTTCATTTGAGGCCAAATAGCGAGCGCATCGAGAACATCTATTTCTTCGATTGCCATTCCTAGCCAATCGGCAAAAGTTAAACCATTATGAGGATCAGGAGTTTCCCAAAATGCGCGAAGGCGAGCAATCTCAGGAGCAAACTTTTCACGGGCATCTGCCATAGCACGAAGGTGATTACCGCCAGACTCGGCAATAATTCTTTCACTAGCTGAATCTGAAAGAACAATATCCCAATCAAGCCCAACAAGTTTAGCCTTACGAACTTCAACACAACGGCGCAATATGTCAATTTGATCTGCTGCTACTCGCAAAGTTTTGAACGGTACAAGGCGATTTTCAAAGAGGTTGATGTTTTGAGCAACAAGGAATTCATAACGGCGCGGATCAGCCCGGTTATTAGCCCCAAGTGGGTTAATCGCATTAGGAAATAGTGGAATTGCGGCAGGAAATGGGTTATTGCCAAGAATCGGATCACGATACATTGGATCAGCGTTATAGTGCTGAGTATCGGTGCTGGTAAGAGCATTGACATTCATGGGAGTAGCAGTAGGCGCTGGCGCTTTAGTAATCTGTTCCGCTACTTTAGCGGCAAGGCGATCTAATAAGCCCATTCGTTCTCCTTTGTCATTTAACCCAAATCATTCCGACATCGGCTGTCGGTCTAAGTTTGTTTCTTTTCCAGCCATCTGATTCCCAAGCATTAGCGTTCTTGTCTCGCCAAGCCCATAAATCTTGATCTATTGGATACCAGTCAGTAGGTTGATCTAAGTGCGGTTCAATAAATTGCGGTGCAACCTCGGTATATCCAAGATTGCGCAAATAATCTAATTGCTTTTGGTGTTCGTCTATTGTTGCCTGAGTCCACTCAAAAGCAATCATGCCCATCTTGCGAGTCATGCCATTAAATACTGACCATTCAGCGCCTTCAACATCTATCTTGATGAGATCAGGTTCGCCGTATATCTTGGCAAGGGTATCTACCGTGATTGTTGTAGCGTGAATAATTCTAAAAGGTTTGCCATTGTAAGGCATGTTTGGAGAAGTAAGCCAATCCTTGTTTAAGGTGCTTAACCCATCTTCTTGCGCTTCATAAAACTCAACGCGCTGGTAATCTTTATCGGATACGGCGTATTTAAGCGGTGTAACTTTTGGATTGTAAATAAAATTTTTGACTAACTCCGCATAAACCCGTGAAGGTTCTACGGCTACTACACTATAACCAAGCGCAACTCCAACAACCGTAGCATCTCCCCGGTTAGCTCCTATATCAAATAGTAGCAAGGTTGCGCTCTATTGATTGCCTATATTCAGGCGTAAGATCAAGTTGAAGCAATTGTTGAAATAACAATCTAGATTCTTCAGCGCGACCTATCCACCAACCAGAAACGGCTTTTTCAAAGTTAAGGCAATAACTATTAAACTCGCAATCAACGGGCAAATCGTTAAGCGGTTGTTGATGCAATCCGATCTTGGCAAATGTATAACACTCTTGCCAATTACCTTGCCGTTCGTGAAAGCGTGACATCCAAAAATACGCTTCAGGGCGATAAGGCAAATAAGCAATAGCCTGAAGGATGCAATTAGAAACTGTGTGTAATCTGTCGTTTTGATCGTTAAAACATTTGGCAAGTTTTAGAAGTGATGCGTAAACAAGGGTTGGATGCGTGTCCTTGCCGTATTCAGCCGTTCTTAAATAAAACCCTACTGCGCTCGCTATCTGATCTGCTTTTTCATATTGAACCGCAACATTAAAATTTAATTGGGGGTCAAATGGGTCTTTAGATAAAGCATAAATAAATTCATCAAGCATCAAGCGCCTCCGCTATTAAGTCCTCAATAATAACGCGTGGCGTACATAACACAAATGCAGCGTTATCTGCTACAGCAAAACTTACAAGCAGATCGCCTTTGTATTCGGCAATTCCTACACAAAACTCAATTCTAAAATCTAAGAATGAAAACTCTTTGGATAGCCCGACAAGGTTTAACTGATCATCATAAACACAAAGTCTATGGCGGTATATGCCATCTTTTTGATTGAGGTAATTCTTAAATAGATCAACTTCATGGGTTATCGCAATGTAGCAATTGCCCCATCTAATGAGCTGAGAGCCACCGCGCTGATCTTTAGGCGGTTGAACTCCTTGTCGAACGCTGATTTGATTGGTCTGTGTTCCGTCAAATTCAACAATTTCAACAGGGCTATTCCATTTAACAAAGTGATAAGGGCGATCAAGAATCGGCATCCAGTTCTTCTCGCAGTACGAGTTATCCGGCGCTGGCGCAGGGATTCGCTTGCGATCAACTTCTTTAGCAATCCAGTTTTCTTTATCTAACTCGATTTTGCTTAACTCCATGCGGCCTACGCCGTTAGTTGTAGTATCACGCCGAACGCCTATGAGGTAATAATCATCCCAATAAACAAGGCGAGCATCTTCTAACCCTACAAACTCCCAAATAGGTTCATGAAGTTTAAGCATTTCAACTTTAACGCAATCAGTAATTTTAAGATTGCTATTAAGCCGTACTAAGTAATTTTCTGTAACTAATCGCTGATCTTTTTCAGGATGCAAATAAGCAAGTGGCCCCCAGCGAGAGGGGAATTGCTGATTGTTCTCTGAGTGATAAAGAATATAATTCACGCATCGAACATTTACAAGAATGTCACCATCACGATCTATAAAGATCGAAGGATTCATACCGCCAAAGGTATGAGGTATTGCTATTGGGGCTAACTTGCCACCTTGTCCAACCGCCTTTTGGACTAAGTTCATTCGCCGATCTTAGCAGGTACTAACTTTCTGTGGAGTGTGCTAGTTAGGCTTGTGGGGCTACCTGAGCCGCAACAATCGCTGCTTGAAATATGGCTATATCATTTGAAAATTGAGAAGCATAATCTTTGTCGCAAATTATCGCTAAATGCTCAGCATTGCGCTTCAAGGATTCTTTAGCATCTGAATCTAACGAGCCTGATGCAAGGATGTTATTGATTACATCAACGCTTGCGTGAGCATATTGAATATGCTGAGCGGGGGTAATTTCAATTATTTCCATTGATTTGCTCCTTTAGTGTAGCCAATTCTGCTGATAAATCTTGAATTGCCTTGACCAAAACTGGAATGAGTCTGCCTTGAGAGGCTTCTAACTTTTCAGGATTATCTCGGAATGTCAATTGAAGGTAATCGTGAGCATCAACCGCATCTTCGGCTGCCACCAAATCTTGTGCAATAAAACCAGCATCTTTTACGCCAACTTTGCCACCATCACGCATATTCCATTCAAAAGTAACTGGCTTAAGCGCGTTGATAAAATCAAGTCCTAAAATCAATGGTTTTATATCTGTTTTATCGCGTTGGTCAGAAAGAGATGTTATGGATGTTGTATTACAACGAAGTGTTGTAACTGCTGAATTACCCAATGTAATTGTATTGGAAACAGTTGCACTAGAGCCTTGAGCGTTATAGCCAATGAATGTGTTATTGCCGCCAGTTGTATTTGATGACCCTGCTGAATCACCAAATCCACTATTTGAAGTTCCCGTATTATTCAATAAAGCAAGTGAGCCAAATGCGTTGTTATTTGTGCCAGTTAAATTGTTTTGGGATGCTTGATTGCCAAAAGCATTATTAGCAGTGCCAGTTGTATTTAATTGACAAGCAAGATAACCAAAAGCCTGAACGGAACCTGTGGTTGTATTTTGACCCGCCTGTAATCCAACAGCAGTTCCAAAACCAGAAGTTGCACTTTGTAAAGCATAAACACCTAATGCAGTTGCGCCAAAAGCAGTTGTTCCGGCGGCTAATGCAGCAAAACCCATTGCAGTATTATAAGAACCGCTTGTCAAAGATTGTCCAGCAGATTGTCCAACTGCGGTATTTTGTCCACCTCCAGTTGTCAAAGCACCAAGAGTGTTATTTCCTAAAGCGGTATTGTTGTTAGCAATTAAATTGCCCTGCCCCACTCTGACTCCATTAAAACTAGAATCTGAAGTGCTTGTAACTGTGCCTGTTGAAAGGGCAGTGGGCAGATAACCCCCATTATATTTAATTGACATATTATGACAACTCGCTTCCGAAGGCTTGGAATGTAAGAGCGCTTGCTGTTGCTGTGTTGACTGTAATTACATCTGTTGTTGCCAAGGTAATACCATTGGTGTAGGTAACGGTGCTATAGGCAGGAACTGCCTGTGTGTATACCAAGGCGTTGCCTGTGGCAGCACCTGCCGCTGCCTTACGGATATAAACCGTAGCGTTAGCCGAGGTTGCAGTCGTATTGGTAATAGAGATTGTTGACACAATAGCCGATGTTGCCGATGGTACTGTATACAAGTCAGCGTTAGATGTATTTGCAGGAGCCGACTGTCCTAGGATTTTATATGCTGTTGCCATTTGTTATGCTCCCATGTTTAGAAATGATGCCACGTTAGCGACATCTGCTGCTGATGATTGTGTTGCTAGTACCGACGTATCGGTAATTCCATGTACTGAGGTAGTTGCCGCATAATGGTTCTGGGCATCTGTTAAATCTTGGGCCGTAATGACGTGTCTCGCTACAGCGCCAGGGCTATGAGCCTGAGCGGTAGTGCCGTTGTAAGCACGTTGAATGGTAAGCACTGCCCCAACATAAGAAGTAACTAACACTAATTCTTCACTAGACGTGTTGTAATCTAACGCAAGAACAAATTGATTACCGCTAGTAGGATAACCCACTGGGGTAGTAGATAAAGTAACGCTTGTAGAACCGCTGGTAATGCCCACCGCTACAGTATTATCTACCGCCGTTGCTGAATAGTAACGTGTCATTTATTGTCCTTTAACTTGAGTAGTGTGTACGTGGTGGGAATTGTTCTTGCAAACGTCTTACTTCAATTAACAAGCGTTGCTGGTAAAGTTGTTGTATCATTCGCCCAATGTTGCCAGCAGATCCAATAGGATCGTTGGCACGCATAGCATCTGATTCAGCAGAAAACGCTGGCACACGTCCAAGATCAAGATACATCGCTGTGCGATAGGCTGCGCCAAGAATAATTACTTCACGGGCCGAGTCAGACAAGCCAGTAGTTGCTGCAAAATCATCAGTATCATATTGCATAATTGTTGGCTTCTTAGTATAAGTAACTTGTACTGTACGACCTGGAATAATGCCTTCACGAATGGAAATGGTTTTACCACTATTCCATGTGACTGGGTTGGCCATACGATCTAAACGGTAATGACGAATTGGTAGCCATTCAAGGGATGGCCCAATGGTCTGCCAAGACAATCCAATAACATCAATGGCTTCTTGTGGAAGCGCATAGGTAGTGCGAGAAGCAACCCAAGTAAAGGTTGTGTAATAAGTACCAAACAAATCTGGGTAGACACCATCAATAGCAAGGTTAATGTTTCGTCGGATTACAGACCGCGGAAAGGAAGGCGCGATTGTGACACGGCTACCAACGGTATGTGGTACCGCTACCGTATCTCGAAAACCTCTACCATAACTAGGAATTGTTGCCGTATTAGTTGTACGGTCAAATGAATCTACCCAGATTAGTTCATCATCAATCTCAACCATACCGCGAGTCAACACAGTGCCATCATTAACAATAAACGATAAGTCTGTTGCTCCCATAACAAAGGGAAGAAATGTAGCCTGATCTTGACGCTGCGTGTAGCCCGTTAAGGCTAACTGCGTTTCGTTAATAACATCTATAAATTGTGTCACGATGCAATCCTTGCTGCTGCTTCGGCTTCACCAATACCGTATGTACCAGCAAGTAGGTTTAATATACCAGGTATGTCTTCGTAATAATTTTTTCCACTATTACGAAAAGCATAAATCAGATTTAATACGTCAATACCACGCGTGGCTTTATGGCCTGGAATTGCAATGTCGCCCCAACGAACAGCAGCACCATCAAAATCATATTGCGGTACACCATTAACAATGGTGCCAGCAAGACGGTTCATGTGATAAACCGCAGATAACCCGCCATAATTTGCCATTTATTTATCCTTTCGTGGGAAAAGTTTAATTACTTAGTGCCGCCGACACCGTTATATTCACCATAAGGTGTTTTGGTTGGCTTGCCAGTTAGATCCTCTGGTGTGCCACCAATTGCATTTGCATTACATCCGCATTCTTTACACATAATTATCCTTTGACTTTCTTTAGGTTTGGATTCTTTTTCTTTGCTGCTGGTGATGCGTTACGAGTAGCAGATGCCAAAATGGCTCCTGCATTCTTCATAGGTACGCCAGACTTTTTGGCTATGGACTTTTGCGCTGCCGCAAATCCCATACCTTTTTTTGCTGCTGCCATTATATTTGTCCCGTCTCTTTCATCACCGAAGCGTGGCGCTTGGTAATTATCTTTGCTGCTGGCATAGTGCCAGCATCGTAAGCAGTGCCTAATGTGTCACTGGCTGCTTTCGCTTCATTAATAGCCTTCATGGTTGTGCCAGCAGGTTGAATACCCTGTGAACGTGCTTCCTGATAACTATCTAGTTCGCCTACCCATTTTTTGTTAGTCATGGAATCTGCTCTACCAGCGTCACCTGCATTTAATTCTAAAGTTGCTGCCTTGCAAGCAAAACATCCATCAACATAAGATTCATGCCCATCATGTTCAGATGGAACTTCTATCAAAACAAAAGGTTTATCACTTACAGCGTCGCAATTTGTGCAACCGTAGGCTACTGGAATCGAATCATGGTTTGCGTTTAGTCCCCATGTTTTTACTTTGCTTACGTGCTGACATTCGCTCATTGATTACCTTTTCCATAAAATCTATATTACGTTGGATTCGTTCTTGCTCTGCGCCATTGGCCTTGCCTGCTTCTTTAGCAAAGGTCAATGCTTCTGGAATATGACCGAGATTATAGGCCGCGACGCCTGCAAGATCGTAGGCTTTCCAATCCCAGACTTCGCTTTCGTAGCAGTAATGGACGGAGCGAGGAAGGTCCAAAACTGCGAGAGAAGCATCAAGACACCTTTGCCATTCTTTTTTTCTATAAGCGTCTATTGCTACGCCATAATGTGATTCACCTTCATTGGGTAGAATCTCAACACCTTTGTCATAATAAAGCCGAGCATTATCTTCATCACCTAATTGGTGATAAGATTCAGCAACCCATCTACAAACGGCTGCGGATTCAACATTCCAACCATTTAGTTCAAGTTTGCGTTTGCCTGCATCAATTACTTCTTGCCATCTTTGATTGAAGTAATACTCTCTGCACATATATGTCCACATGCGTGGATCGTCTGGATACTCTTTAACACACAGTTGCAGTATTGTTAAATACTGACTGCGAGACTTGTTAGCATCTGGTATATGTTTAATAACGGCATCAAGGATTTCAATTTGTTTGACTTCTTCATTGCCGTAATAAATCTGTATTTCGTGGCATGGATATTTCCAATGCCATCCATGACGGTTATGCAATCTATCCCTGTGCCATGTGGCTCCAGTATCCATTGTAATCCAACCAATGATTGAATCTTTACGCCAGGCTTTGCGAACCTTATCAAAGAATCCTTTGTTAGGAACTTCGTCAAGATCCAAGATTACACAAACATCTGCGTCTGCTGGCACCAAAGCCAGCGCCGCATTTCTAGCGTCATCAAACCGCCAAGGTTTTATGGATATATCATAAACCGTTGCGCCCAGTTCCCTGAGCCTTTCTGGTGTACCATCGGTTGATCCAGTATCTGCCACTATGATATAATCTGCACCCTTGCAGGCTTCCACGTATCTTTCGACGTGCAGTATTTCGTTAAGTGCGATAGAGTAGACTGCTACCTTTGTCATGCTTTTATTGTATCACATTCCGCCTAAAAATAGACCTATGACATTTACAGCATCCCAAGGGTGAACATGGTCTGCGGCAGATGCCGACGTTGATACACCAGCGCCGCCTACTCCACCAAGAGTAAGTGGAATAGCGGCACTAAGTGTTGCTGAACCAGTTGCTCCAGTGTTACCCGTGTTACCAGTATTACCTGTATTTCCCGTATTACCCGTTGGACCAGTAACACCTTTAACACCTGCTATTGAAATTGTCCAAGAGGTAGCAGTGGTTGTGCCTAAATTATAATCGGCAGCAATAGCAAACGATGTACCGCCAGTAATAGTTACAGTTCCTTCAAAATAATTTGAAGTTGTGTTTACGGCACGCACCCTGTCGCCTGTTACAAAAGCACCTTGGCTTGTTGTAGTAAGAGTAATAGTGCCAGTTGAGGCTGGGGTGGCAGAAGTAGTTGAAGTTATGCCTGAATAGCCTGAACCTGTATTACCAGTATTTCCCGTGTTGCCCGTGTTGCCCGTGCT